GGAGCGATATCCATGCGCGATCAAGCACACCATCTCGGGCCGGTTCAGGCCGTTGCCCCCGCCGTTCTTTCGGCAACCAACACCAGCAATCCTCTCGATCTACTTGGATTCGAGAGCGCCACGGTCATCATCAACACCGGCGCCATCGTGTCATCGGGTGACTTCACTGCGAAGTTGCAAGAAAGCGATACCACCACGGGCGCCGACTTCACCGATGTTGCTGCCGAAGACCTGATCGGCACCTTCCCTGCCAGCCTCGAAGCGGCAAGCGTGGTCAAGGTCGGTTACATCGGATCGAAGCGGTATCTGCGCACGGTTCTCACCAAGAACAGCGGCACATCGATCGCGGCCGGGGTTGTCCTGGTCAAAGGCCATCCCGCAGATATGCCGGTGGCCTGATGAGCGATCCGTTTGCATCCAACACCCTGGTGCCCGGTGGCATGGCGACCCGCCATGTCACGATCACACCGGATGATGACAACGATCTGCCGGAAATCCCTCGCGGCCTTTACTGCGAGGGCGCCGGAACCGTTGCCATTGTCGACGAAGCGGGAACAGAGAAGTCCTACACGCTCACCCAAGGCCAGGTGCTCACCTTCAGGCCAGTCCGCGTAAAGGCCAGCGGAACCACCGCAACCGTCTATGGGTGGATCTGATGCCGAAGCGCGCGCCACAGGTCTGTCAGTGCGGTGCCGTTCACCCTTCAGGTGAGAAGTGCCCCACAGCGAAGCGTTGGGAGCGGGAGCGCAAGGCCCGCGCCGATGCCAAGAGGCCGAGCGCGCGCAAACGTGGATATGACGCTGAGTGGGAAAAGCTGAGAGCCAACCACCTAAAGGTCTATCCGAACTGCAAGCGGTGCGGTGAACCAGCCACGGTCGTTGATCACATCATCCCCGTCCGCCAGGCCCCACACCGCAGGCTCGATCCGTCGAACCTGCAATCCCTCTGCACCAATCATCATTCCAGCGCCAAGCAATCAGAAGAACGGCGCAACACTCACAAGGAGTAACCCATGCCTCTCTTCGCAGCAGCAGGCTCCAAGGTCTATATCGGCGGTGCCAAGGCCTCGACCTCAACTGACTTCGTTGCGTCCGATTTCGATAGCGAGACCTGGACTGAAATCGATGGCCTCGAAAACATCGGCACATTCGGTGATGCCGCTCAAACCATCACTTCGTCTCTCATCAATCGTGGCCGTGACGTAAAACAGAAGGGTACACGCAACGCAGGCACGATGGACCTCATCGTTGCTCTCAACTATGCCGACGCCGGCCAACTCGCTCTTATCGCGGCGGAGAAGTCTCCCAACGAATATGCGTTCCGTGTCGATTTCAACGATGCACCTGAAGGCGGCTCACCATCCCAGCGGTTCTTTGTCGGCCTGGTAATGAGCGCCAGCGAAGAGCTGGGCGAAGCCAACAATACCATCAAGCTCAATGCCTCGCTCGAGATCAACTCGAACATCGTCCGCGTTGCGGCCAGTGCATAACCCGGGGGGTGGCTTCCGACTTTGGAGGCCGTCCTGGGGACCGGCGCGGGGATCGAAACGCGAAAAAATGTCGAAATCGGCCTCGTTTTGAACGACTGAGGAATTTGGAATGACCATCGTCGCCACGGCAGACCTGAAATCGCATCTCAACGTCACGTTCGACGATGATGACATGCTGATTGATGACAAGATCAGTGCTGCCCAGGCGCATATCGATCGGCTGCTCGGCTTCAAGATCGAGGATACCTTCGGCGGTGAGGATCAAGACCCGGTTCCGGAGGATCTGAAGCAGGCCGTACTGATGCTTGCTGCATGGTGGTATGAGCAGCGCGAGGCTGCTTTGACAGGCACGATTGTCGCATTAGTGCCCCTCGGTGTGCAGGAAATCGTCTCCGAATATCGGACATTCACCTTCGGAGTTTCCGATGACGCGTGATGATGGCGGTATATCGAGACTGAAGCGCCGCATGGCAGCCGTGCCTGCGGTAGCGAAGGATGCCGTTCAACCAGCGCTCAATCGCAATGCGAAAGCCATAGTGGGGACAATGCGCAAGTTGGCACCCGACGACCCCGCAACCGGAGAACCCGATCTGGTGACTTCCATAGAGGTCACAACGGCAGGTCAGCGTTCCCCATCTTATTCGCAACCAGGCGGATCGATGGTTGTTCCAGAGAACGCCATTGCGATCACCGTGGGCAATGAAGAGGTCCGCTATCCCCACCTGGTCGAATACGGCACCCAACATGCCCCTGCGCAGCCATTCTTCTGGCCTGCCGTCAGGCTGCACAACAAGAAGGCCAAAGCCTCAATCAAACGCGCCGTTGGCAAGGCCGTGCGCGATAACTGGGGCAAGTCATGAGCGCGGCCCTTGCATTCCAGAAAGCTCTCCGGACGCGGCTGGTTTCAACATCAGCAGTGACCGATCTGGTGCCAGCGACAAACATCCTCGACCGCAACGCTCGACCGGCACCGGACCCGTCGATCATCATCGGCGAGGATCAGGTACTTGAGGACGATGGACTTTCCCGATCCCGCGAACGTGTCTTTGCGACGGTCCATATCTGGAAACAGGAAGCCTCGTTGACCGGTGTGAAGGCCATCGGGTCTGCGATCCGCACCGCCATTCATAGCGCCAGGCTGACACTTGATGCCGGCTTTCACTGTGGTGATTGCCATGTCTCAGATATGCGCTTCCTGCGCGATCCTGATGGCGAAACCTCGCACGGCGTGGTGACCGTCGAAGCCATGCTGGAGACACTGACATGAGAGCGGGAAAGCTGGATCGTCAGATCACGATCGAAGCCTATGCAACGGCTGGCATCGATGACTACGGTACACCGACTGAAAGCTGGACCGAGTTCGCCACCCTTCGCGCCCAGATCATTCAGGCCAGTACCGAGGAATATCTTCGGGCCTATGGCGAGGCCTCAGACACTGCGATCATTTTCCGCACCAGGTTCGTCGAGGGTGTGACGACAGAACACCGCGTCACCTATGAGACCCGGAACTTCAATATCAGGGAAGTCAAGGAGATTGGCCGGCGCAAGGGTCTTGAGATCAGGTGCGAAGAGGTCCGCTCATGAGCACCCGTGGCAGGAAAGCTGATCTCAAGTCCATCGAGGGCGGACTGACCGGTGTGCCCAAAGCGCCGGCATCAATCCCCGCGAACATGGTCGACGAATGGACGGCCATTGCGGCCGATCTTGTTGAGCGCAAATTGCTCAACGCGCCTGCTCTTGGATTGCTCGAAACCTACATGCTCGCCAGATGGGCCTGCGTTGAGGCTCAGAAAGCCATTGGCGAGCATGGCGCACTCACCAAGGGGACACACGGCTCACTGAAGCCAAACCCCGCCTGTGGGTTCCTGTCAAAATCGATGGAAGCCGTTGCCCGTCTCGGTGCCGAACTCGGCATCTCACCGGCCGCGCGATCGAAGTCTCAATTCCAGTCCAAAGGAGGGAAGCGCAATGCAGGTGCGCCGGCCGGACTGGATATTTGATGGTTCAGAAATCGATGATCCGTTCGACTTCGGTGAGCGGGCCGTTGATTTCATCAGGTGTCTGAAACATCCCAAGGTCGAAACCGAGGACAAGGCCTTCGAGCTGCCGTTCTTCTGGGAGCGGATCGTGCGGCGCATATACGGCCCGCGCCATCCCAACGGGCAACGTGTGGTCAAGACTGTGTTCTGTCTACTTCCCCGCGGTGCACGCAAAACCACCGTAGGCGCGGCTCTGTCTCTTCTCCACACCTATGGCTGGGAGAAGGTACCGGCGGGTCAGGCTATGGTTGGCGCTTCTGCTGAGGAACAGGCTCAGATCGCCTATGACGAGGCACTGGGCATTGTCGAAGAAACCCCATGGCTGGCAGGCGCGGCAAAGCTCAACGCCTCGACCCTGGAGATGAGCCATCCGAAGTCCGGCGCCACCTTCAAAGCACTTTCTTCGGAAGGGTCCGCCAAGCTCGGCAAGACTCCGAACTTCGTTCTCGCCGACGAGCTGATCGCCTGGAAAAACCGTGAACTCTGGAAGGCGCTGAGAACCGGCCTGAACAAAACCCCGAACTCATTGCTGATCATCATCACCCAGGCCGGTCGAGGTCAGGAGAACCTCGCCTTCGATCTGTTGCAGTACGCCCGCAAGGTCGCATCCGGCGAAGTCGAAGATCCCGGCTTCCTGCCCATCCTTTTCGAGACCGAGGCCGATGCGGATTGGGAAGACGAAAGGCTCTGGCATTTCGTCAATCCCGGACTGGCCGAAGGCTTCCCCGATCTTGAGGGGCTGCGCCAGTTCGCGCGCGAGGCCAAGGAACGGCCGGCCGATCGCGATGACTTCCGGCAGTTCCATCTCAATGTCTGGCTCGACCATTCCGCAAGCCCGTTCGTCGACATGCACGTCTATGACGATGGCAGCGGTGCGATCGATCTGGACCGGCTGGAAAGCGATCAGGCACCGTGCTGGCTTGGCGTCGATCTATCGTCAACCACCGACCTCACCGCAGTTGTTGCGTGTTGGGCGGACGGTGAAAGCGGTTATCAGGTCTGGCCCTGGTTCTTTTGCCCCGAAGACAATCTGCAGCGCCGCGCCGATCGTGATGGTGTGCCCTATCCCCTTTGGGCAGAACAAGGCCTCATCACACCAACGCCCGGCAATGTCGTCGACTTCCGCATAGTCGAAGACTTCATTCGAGAGCTACATGCCCGCTTTAATGTTCGCGAGGAAGCATTCGATCCGCACCTTGCCCGGAACATGCTCAACAATCTGCTTGAGGACGGATTCCCAGCAGTCGAAATGCGGCAGGGCTGGATCACGATGGCGCCGGCAGTCAAAGAGCTCGAACGCGCCATCATCGGACGACGGTTCAAGCATGGCGGTCACCCGATCCTGAGATGGCACTTCGACAATATCGCGGTGCAAACCGATAAGGCCGGGAACCTCAGCTTTCATAAGGGCAAGTCCAAGGACCGCATTGACGGAGCCGTTGCGACGGCAATGGCGATTGCCCGATGCGCAGCCGGAAACACTGGATTGTCGAGTTACGAAACATTCGATGGTGACATCGAGGAATGGGCATTCGCCTAGAAAGGGTCAAACATGGCCGGAGAAGGTGACGCAGAGCGTCTTGTTGTGCTGCTCGAAGCACGTATCCGTGATTTCGAAAAGAACATGGCGAAGGCCAGTGGCACGGCGGATAAGAGCTATTCCCGCATGCGCAAGGGTTCCCGATCGGCCACCCGTAATATGGAACGAGACATGACCCGGTCGACAAGCCGGATCAATCAAGCGCTCGCCTCGACCTCAACCAAGATCGGCACATTGGGCAAAGCCTTTTTCGGAGGGCTGGTTGCTGGTGGTGTAGCTGGCCTGGTCTCGCAGATCGGGAATGTCGCGAGTGCAGTTGCCGAAGTCGGCGATGAGGCCAGACGTGCTGGCGTCGATGTCGAGGCTTTCCAGGAGCTCAAGTACGTCGCTGAACAGAACCGTATCGGTGTGGACAGCCTGACCGATGGCATAAAGGAACTGAACCTCAGAGCCGATGAGTTCATCATCACCGGCAAGGGTGCAGGTGCCGAGGCCTTCCAGCGTCTCGGTTACGATGCCGAAGGCCTGAAAGAAAAACTCGAAGACCCTTCCGCTCTGTTCACTGAGATCATTGGTAAGCTGGGGCAGCTCGACAAAGCCGCACAGATCCGCATTGCCGATGAGATATTCGGTGGCACTGGCGGTGAGAAATTCGTGCAGCTCATCGAGCAAGGCGCGGACGGTATCCGAAACACCATTGATGAGGCACGCGAACTCGGCATCGTCATGGATCGTGAGATGGTCGACAAGGCCGCCGCTGTCGATCGTGAGTTCAACAAGG